GCAATCGCACCAGCAGCTAAAGCTGTGCGTGCAACCGCTAGCCAGTCTCAACCTAAGACTCGTGTGTCGCGCCGCAAGGCGAGGGCGGCGCTGACGGAGAAAAAGGTGCTGGAGATCAAGCGCCAGCTGCAGGCTGGTGGGAAGTCGGTCGCCAGGATCGCCAAGGAGTTTGGCGTTCACAGCACCACGATCAACTGTATCAAGTGGGGCAAGACGTGGAAACACGTGACGCTCCAGCAGGATCAGCCCACCGCGGTGGTGATCTGAGGTGTCGATCCTGTGTGACCATCAGATTGTGTCGCTGGTGCGGCGCAAACTGGTAAGCCCCTACGACCAGGAGATGGTGAATCCCGCGAGTCTCGATGTGAGACTCGGCGAGAACATCATGGTGGAGTCGCCGTTGACTAGCCAGTTAGTCCACTGCTCCATCGCGGGGTACACGCAGGAGGAACCTTTCTTGCTCCAGCCGCACGAATTTATCCTTGCGGAGACGTTGGAGGAGTTCCAGCTGCCTGACTGTATTGCTGGGCAGCTGGCGCTCAAATCCAGCCGGGCTAGGGAGGGGATTGAGCATTTGCTTGCTGGGTATATCGACCCCGGTTACAAAGGGCGGTTGACGCTGGAGCTGCAAAATGCACGCGCTATGCACCCGGTTTCATTGTGGCCTGGGATGCGGATTGCACAGATTGTGTTTCACCGCATGTCGATGTTGCCCGGCAAAGATTATTCGATGACTGGCCGTTACCACGGCGATACCACCGTTCAGGAATCCAAAGGATGACACGTTCAACCCTGCCTAAATCGGTCGTAGACCGCTGGCACGCCTATGTGTATAGACGGCAAGATCATCAGTGCTGGCCATGGACCGGCTCTGTGATGGTACGAGGTGGTTATGGGCAATTAAATGATCGAGGGCGTTTGCTAAAAGCTCACAGGCTTTCTTGGGAATTGCATTTCGGTCCTCTTGCCGCACATCAATGCGTAAGGCATATGTGCCATAACCCTGTATGCTGCAACCCCAGTCATCTTTTACCTGGCACAATCGCGGATAACAATGCCGATACCGTAAAGGCTAAACGCAATGTTGTTCCGACATCTCCTATCGGAGAAGCTCACCATCAAACACCTTTACTAGAAGCGGATGTCCGATTTATTCGATCCTCACCACTTTCAGGTGCAGATCTTGCTCGCCGATACGGCATCAGCAGATCAGCTATCAGCGCCATCCGCAAACACAAAACTTGGAAACATGTCAAGTAATTCTGTTAATTCTCCGGTGCACTATACCGCCGGGAAAATTGAGGTGATCGAAGTGCTTGAGGATTGGGTCCAGCACGCGCCAGACGCTGTGGTGGGTTCGCTCCAGTGGCAATGCCTGAAGTATCTCAGCCGGATGTGGTTAAAGAAGGATCCGCTGGAAGATGCCGAAAAATGTCGGTGGTATTTAAACCGGCTGATTAACACCCTTGCAACTGAGGCTTATCGAAATGGTTGATTACAAAGCGGAGCCTGAAGAGTGGGCATTGGTTCAAACATGTGCCGATAGAGGTTTATCTTCAACTGATTGTTGTCTCCTTGAACTTCGCTCAAGAATCGAACGTCTCGAATTAGGTGCTGGCATTCATGCTGCTGTCTCTAAAGAACTCAAAAATAGTTTGCTGCCCGAGCCAAGAAGATCGCTAATACAACGGGTGCATAGCTGCATTGTGGGTGAGCCCGAGTGCGGTCATATGCAAGCTCGCGCCGTTATCCGTGAAGTTGCACATTGGATGCGGGAACAAGAAGGTGACTATTCGATGATCCGGTGGTTGGAGATGGAGATTGATGAGTGAGGCAAAAAGGCCGCCGACTAAGACGTCGTTTCGGGAGGGCTCTATTCCAGGGACGGCGGTGTTAACGCCGCAGAACGCGCTGGATTTGAGGCATCTTTATGCCTCGGGCACTTCGATTGCGGAGTTGGCCAAGGTCTACGGGATTTCGTACCAGCACGCTTGGTGCATCGTTAAAAACAAGAAGTGGAAAAATGCGGTGCGCCAAGTGTGATTTCAAGCGGATGGACGTGGATCGTACTTGCCGGGATACGGCGGAGTCGATCTTGCGCCAGCGGAAATGCCCGCAATGTGGTCACAAGGTTTTTACGGTCGAGGTTGAGTTGCCTGATGGCGCAGCCCAGCACACAAACCAGGGCGTGATGAGACGCCTTCCGGGATTTTTACGTGTTCGTTTTTTCTGATGCAAGTTCCAATCAACAGTCGCCGCTGCATCCAGTGCGGCAGCATCACCACCAATGCCGTTTACTGCTTCAAGTGCTATCGCTCCAGCGATGCCGGGAAAGCGGAGTTGCGGCTGCAGCATTTGTTGAAAAAGCACAAGCCGTTGCCGGATGGCGGGGAGTGCCGGACCTGCGTTCACTGGTATCACCGCTGCACGCTGGGGATTCCCGAGGGTGGGACGGAGCTGGCTGCGCTGTGTGCGGCCAAAGAGCTTGACGGTGTGTTAGAGTAATACAGAACACGCCCTACCCGGCATGAACATTCTTCAGGGGATCGAGCACCTGCACACGCTCGACGGCGCCAGCTTTGTGGCATTTGACGTGGAGACCACTGGGCTCCAGCCAAAATTTGGCGGCTTGCGGCTGCTGCAGCTGGCCACCGTAAATCAACCGCCCGTCGTACTGGACTGTTGGCAGTTCAGCGATGAGGACTGGATCACACTGGAAAACTTCTTCACCAAGGAGCGGACCTGGCTGGCGCACAATGCGGTGTTTGATCTGGGCTGGCTCCAGGAGCATGAGATTTACCCGGAAGGGCAGGTGCTCTGTTCGATGCTGGCAAGCCGGATCTTGACCAACGGCTTGGCCAACGTGAAAAACGGGCTCCAGCACGTGGTGCGGCGGTATCTGGGCTACGAGATTTCCAAGGAGGAGCAGGCCAGTAACTGGTCGGCAGATTTGTCGGCGAACCAGCTGGAGTATGCGGCGAAGGATGTGGTGGTGTTGACGGAGTTGTGGGAGCCGATCATGCAGCGGATGGCGGCTGCGTCGCCGCCGTTGTTGCCGGCTTGGCACCTGGAGTGCAAGGCGTTGCCGGCGATGGCGCAGCTCTGGCGCACCGGGCTTCCTTTCGACAAGGACTCCTTACAACAGCTGATCGAAGATCTCGATATTGAGCACAACGAGGTCGGCGCCAAGTTCATCGAAGACTTTGATGCCGCGCTGCCCGAGCACGCCAAGCTCAGCCGCGGGCTCGACGGGAACCTGCTGTACCAGACAAAGCCTGGGGCGAAAGGTAAAAAAGCTGATGCTGATGTTTTCAACCTCAATAGTCCGGTGCAGTTGCTGGCGAAGTTCACCGCGTTGCTGGGGGAAGCGCCAGTGGATATGAAAACCGGCAAGAAAAGTGCGAGTAAGTCTGCGCTGCAGGAATACATTGGGGAGCACAAACTTATTGCGGATTATTTGCGGTGGAAACGTGTAGAGAAGCGGCGGCAAATGGCGGAGACTCTGTTAAAGAATTTGTCGGATGATGGGTTTATTCGTGCCAGTTATCTGCAGATGGGGGCTGACACCGGGAGGATGAGTTGCATGAGTCCCAACCTGCAACAAGTGCCGCGGGACGTGCGTTTTCGGGCTTGCGTGCAGGCACCAACTGGTTGGCGACTGGTTGTAGCGGACTATGGACAGATGGAGTTGCGGCTGGCGGCGGCAGAAGCTCAAGATCCTCTTATGACTCAGGTGTTCCAGCAGGGGAAAGACCTGCATACGATTACAGCGACGCAAATTTACGGGGTCAAGGAAGAAGATGTTACAAAAGAGCAGCGGCAAGTTAGTAAATCAGCCAACTTCGGATTGTTATATGGAAGCGGTGCAAAAGGGCTCAGAAATTATGCAGCAGCGATGGGAATCCAGATGGATCTTGATGAGGCTGCGACGGTGCGGGAAAAGTTCCACGCTGCATATAAAGGCATCTCCAAATGGCAGCGCAACAATGCTCGGGCTGCTGATGCGGCTGCGGACAATCCATCTATCCGCATACGCATCTCGGGCTTGCGGCGGTTTCTACCGGGCGAGAACAATAAACTTACGACCCGTTGCAACACCCCAATCCAAGGAGCTGGTGCCGCCGTGCTCAAACTTACGCTCGGCAAACTGTGGCCGTTCCTTAAAGCAGACGGGGAACAGCGCGTGCGCTTGGCCGGCGTGGTGCATGACGAGATCATCCTGCTCGTAAAGGAAGAACACGCCGACGTTTGGGCTGCTCAGCTCCAGGCAATCATGGAAGAAGCTGAAGCCAAGTGGCTCGGCGATATTCCGCCGCTGGCCGAAGCTAAGGTCGGAT